CTCTTTTAGGTCGTTTAATATGTCTTTACCTAAAATTCTAATAAGGTAAGTTTCTTTTGTAGGGTCTGAGAATAGGTACTGTTGGTTCATCTTGATCCAAAAGCCCATTATGTCTTTTAAGAACTCTTCTAGGTATAGCTGGTTGTAAGCATCTCTTGAGATTTGCTGTCTGGTTGTAGCTCTAATCTCAGTTGCGGTCTTTTCACCTTGGGCTAACGGGTTAAGAGTTGAGTTAATCATACTGTTATCACCCATCGCTAGCTGGAAAGCTCCTTTTAAGGCAGGATATGTGTTATTAAATGCGGCTATCGACTGGGACATACTTTGGTGTTCTTGGACATTATTTGGAGTATCTCCTGTAAGCCAAATAGCGTTTGGCCCGTAAACTAGTGTGTCTAATCTGACCCCTGCGGAGTTATTTGCTACCTTTATAGGAGGGTTAGTAGATAGGTTTGCCTGGTCAATATAGCCACATAATAGGGCTTGGATAGCTCTATATAGGCCTAATACTGACTCTACCTCGGACTCACCGTAAACATCATCGCCTACAGGGTAATACCTTAGCATTGAGATAGGAATTTCCTTAGTTTCTAGCGGGTTCTCGACCTCGAGTAGGATAACAGCGTGTCTTGGGCAAAATACGTATATCATATCGTGCCTATACTCGGTTACTACCTCAATAGCAGGAAAGTAGATGTCTTGACCTACTCTATCCTCTAGCTGTCTTAACTGCTTTACCATTGAAGTGTACTTGTTATCTCTTCTCTCAGGTGGAACGTCGGTTATATTTTTAACAATTGAGTCTCTTAATACGTCTAAGTTTTTATAAATAGGCTTTCCGTCTGGCCCTAGTTTGTTTTTTAAATCTTGGAAGGTTACCCATTCCCTTACCTGTACCCAGTTAGCACTCTTTATATGGTTAGCCTGGAAGTCGACAAAGATATCTCTTGGGTCAATGACCTTAATATCAGGTCCTTGGTGTATCTTTCCGTTTATCTCTCGCACGTTCCAAAAGTTTAGGGCGAAAGAGGCGCCAAAGTTTCTTGTTTGTATATCGGATAAGATACATTTTTCTAGCATTGTGCCACCTAGGTTTGCGTTATCCCAGTCAAAGTCTAGCTTAGCGTTTATAATTTTTGATTTTAGGTAATCGTCTGCTTCTCTTGGTACAACAGTACCTCTAAGTTTTCCCGCAAACATTCTACTAGTTTTCTCTAAAATGGTAGTTCTAATAACAGGGTCTACTACTCTTGACCTGTAAGGCCAGTTAGATGGCAGGTAGCCAAAGTAAGCCTTGGTTATATCATCCCAACCGTTCTTTCTAAGCTTTCTTCTATCCATATCATCTGAGCCATATTGGTAGTGATACATTAACTCATTTAGTAGCTCTGGATCCTGAAATGAAGTCTTTGGTTTTTTCTGTTTAGCCATAATATATAAATAATAAATTTTATTCTAAATTCCAACCCTTAAATAGATTTTGTAATACACTCACTTGTTTGGTGCTATTTGCTAAACCTTGGTCGATATTTGTAAAGTAGTACTCAAGAGCCCTATTAAAGTGAGAGTATTCATCGTGGATAGGGTCTTCATTGGAGGTATTTACGTGGCTACTTTTATCAGGGTAGCGGTAGTTTAAAATACAGTCCCTAACACGGGTTAGCTGGTTAGATACATATAGCCCAGGTATATATTTATGGGTAATTCTAATCTGCTCTTCAATTTTTACGTTAGGTATAGTCCTTATATGAATACCGTTTTTAGCATACTCGGTAATAACACTAGTACCTGTCACGTTATTTCGTTGCCTACCCGCAGGATCACCTGTATAAAGAGTCGGCTTCTTATAAGGTTTAGAGTTTAGGATATGAACGAAGTGCTCAATAGAGGCGTTGTTCATTTCATAGTAGTCTATTATGTAATACTCGGCCCCGTTTCTTTGAAGCCAAATAATAGCGGTCGGGTCATTTACACCAAAGTCCATTGTAACGTGTAGCTCGAGAGACGGGTCATACTCAACAGGTATAAACTGCCTGTTTAAATCCCACTCTTTATAGACCTGGCCTGAAACGGAGACGAACTCGGCCATATACTCCTGTCTAAACTCTTCTTCCGTTACCTCCTTTTTAGCCTTATCGACCTCTTCAGCGGTAACATACGGGTTGTCATAGGTAGTGAAATGGAATGACTCGTAATCTTTGTCCTCCAAATGCCTGTTATACATATCGTAAAAGTGATTAAAGCCCTTAGGAGTGCTAATAAAGATAGCCTTTCCTACTGTATCTGTAAGCGTTGGCCTTAGCACCGTGTTCCAGACATATCCCCAGTTTCTAATAGATGCCACCTCGTCTACTACTAGTAGGTGGATACCATTACCTCTTGCGGACTCAATATTTTCGGTACCCCTAAGCCATATTTCACTAGGGTTTTTATCAGATAACGTGGTAACCCCAGTTATAGGGTCGGTAGTATCTTTGGTTTTAAGTAGGATTTCCATTCTTGTCTCATTTGGGTCTTTGATCCAAAAGTCTAGGGTTCGCTCTTTTAGGGCTCGCCATACAATATCTCTAGCCTGAGAGATAGTTGGTGCAAAATATACAATCTTGGAGCCTGGGTTATTTAGGGCAAAAAATAGAATTTCGCTTATAGAATAGAATGTTTTACCAAACCGTCTACCCGCACAGATTACCTTAAACCTACTCTTGGACTGGTAAACCTTGGTCTGCGCCTCGTGAAACGCCAGGTTCATCTGTTTCTTCGGCGATTGTTCCTTCGATGACATCTTCTGCTTCATATCTTTGCCTTACTAGGTCTGGAAATACGATATTTACAGCAGTTGGGACCCCGCCACCTTCCGCTGTCAGTTGGTTATATTTAAACACAGTTTTTTCTAGGTACCACTTAGCAGTATTCACGTCTCTGTTTCGCACCATATTATCTACCACAATGTTTCTCGCAACTACTATGGGGTATATTCGTGCTTGCTCGGCTTCGGTCAATAATTGAGGACGCTTTTCAGCCCAGTTGTAATATGTTTCTTTAGAAATTCCTGCGTAAGATACGGCCTCTTCTACGGATCCGCCCATTTTAAACACATCCATTAGTTTTTTTACCGCATCTTCGCTATATTTTGTTGGTCTACCAACGGTTCTTCCTATCTTATTGCCTACCTGTAGCTGTTTTTTTCGGGCTAGCTTATTAGCGCTTTTGTTACCTTTTCCCATTCTTCACCTTTCCCGATAAAGTTTGCATACCTTTTTCTTATAACGTCACAGTAGTGTGGGTCTAACTCCATAGTATGGCATACCCTGTTTATCTTTTCGCAGGTAATAAGGGTAGAGCCTGAGCCACCAAATAGGTCTAATACTAGGTCTTCAGCCTTTGAGCTGTTAAGAAGTGCTTTTTCAATTAAAGCTACAGGCTTCATAGTAGGGTGCTCTGCAGACCTGCTAGGTCTATCTAGGTCCCATACAGTTACCTGTTTTCTATCTCCAAACCACCTATGTGAACCGCCGTCTTTCCAGCCGTATAGGATAGGCTCGTGCTTCCATTGGTAGTCTTGCCTGCCCATAACCATAGTGTTTTTGTTCCATATAATGCACTGTTTTACTAAGAACCCTGTATCTTTTAGAGCCTTTCTAAAGTTCAAACCCTCGCTGTCTGCGTGGCATACGTAATAACTACCGCCTTCTTTCAAAAAGGTGTTCATATTTAAAAATGCGTCATATAGAAACTGATAGAAAGTACTGTCATCAAAGCTATCGTTTTGTATTTTTAGAGCGTCTTTGGTCTTACCTGTGTAATCTACGTTGTATGGAGGGTCTGTAAATACCACGTCAGCCTTCATACCACCCATAAGCTTTTCAACGTCACCAAATACGGTGGCAGATCCACACATAAGTCTGTGTCTGCCTAGTGCGTAAACCTCACCCGCCTTAGATATAGCGTCCTCTGTAAGCTCTGGAGCCTCATCTTCTGTTATATTATCGGGCGCAAACCTGGTAAGAAGGGTATTAAGATCTATTTCCTGGCCTACGTGTATGGAGAATTCATCCAGCTTTATTTCATTTTGGAAGTCAAATACTAGCTCGGCTAGTCTGTCCTCTTCGTAAAAGCCCATCTCCTCGTTATCGGCTAGGGCAATCTCTATCTTCTCAGCCTCGTTTTTAGGCTCAATAACTGATACCCATACCTCTTTAACTCCTAGGTCGTTCATAGCACGCAATCTCATATTACCGCCTAGCACTTCACCATCTTCGGTAATTAACACAGGCTTGAATTGGCCATACTTCTTAATCCTCTTTTTTAATATTTCAAACTTTTCTTTCTTGATAGCTCGGGGGTTCTTGTCCCAGTTTCTTAAACTGCTTATAGGGTAAAATAATTTGTTTCCATCCATAGTCTTATTATCACATAAAAGGCGGTGGTATAATAGAGGTATGAGGATAGACGCTCAACCCTTAGGTACTAATATCAACATACAAATCTCATACTCTTACGACTCATACAACATATACCTAGACGGCAAGCTGGTTAACTCCACAGTGTTTTCATTTGAGCTAACTAAGTCCGATATGGCCTGTAAGATAGCTGACGAAGTACTAGAC